AACAAATTGACACCGAAATTGGTTCTGTGTATTTAACCACCCAACTCAGTTACATTGAATTGTCTTATTCTTCTTATGTGCAATTTACTGGCGGAACCTACACAGTTTATGGCATAAACCTGCCATAAGAAAGGAAACAATGAGAATAACAAGACACGATGCAGCAACCAACGAAATTACTTATCAAGAGGTTACTGTTGAAGAAGCAAAGGCTCTCGGTCTAATTCCACAGGACGAAACCGAAGCTACAGAATAAAAAGATTCGGGAGAATCAATGCGTTTTCACGTAATAAGCCTGCCACATACCCAAACAACTAAAGATTATGTCAACTGCGCTTATACTGAAAAGGTAAGACGCTTTTGTATAATGATGAAGAACCTAGGCCACACGGTCTATCTTTATGCTGGAGAAGATAACGAAGCACCGGTTGATGAACTCATCACCTGCATTACTAAAGAACAGCAAGACGAAGCACTCGATGGCAAGCACTACACAGAAGCTGCCTTTGATAACTCGTTACCTCACTGGCAGATCTTTAATAGTAACGCCATCATTCAACTAGGCAAGCGCCTGCAGAAGAAAGATTTTATCTGTCTTATTGGTGGCTATTCACAGAAGCCTATTGCAGATGCTTACCCAGAGTATATGAGTGTAGAGTTCGGCGTTGGTTATGGCGGAGTATTCAGCCAGTACAAAGTCTTTGAGTCCTACGCTTGGATGCACAGCATCTATGCTGCGTTTAAGAATCCTACTATGGTAGATGGTAACTTCTATGATGCGGTAATACCTGGTTATTTAGAACCAGAGATGTTTCCGCTGCAAGAGAAGAAGGAAGATTACTACCTGTATGTAGGACGTATGGTAGATCGTAAAGGTTTGGTTGTAGCACAACACGTCTGCAAAGAGCTAGGCGTTAAGTTGATTATGGCAGGCCCAGGTAATAACCCAAAGATTGAATATGGTGAATGGGTAGGACCTGTCGGTCCAGAAGAACGAGCAAAGTTAATGGGTGGTGCTATTGCCCTATTTGCTCCAACGCTTTACATAGAACCTTTTGGTAATGTGGTGATCGAGGCGCAAGCCTGCGGAACTCCAACTATTACCACAGACTGGGGAGCCTTTACTGAGACTAACCCAAATGGAGTTACTGGATACCGTTGCAGAAATGCAATGGAGTTTGCAGTAGCAACAGAATGGGTCAAGGACTTAGACCCAGTAGCAATACATAAGAGAGCAGTAGCGTTGTATTCACTAGAGGCTATTGCACCACAATACGAGCAATACTTTGCAAGACTGCTAACTCTATGGGGAGATGGCTGGTATGAGAGGAAATAATGCCAACACTGAATGAAATGGTTGATGAGGTTCGCTCATCTTTAGCAGGCTACACCCTGCGTCAAGATAGAATCACATACCTAACATCTGCTATCAATACAACAGCAACGGCTATCGGCATCGGTTCATCTGCTAACCTTGCCAAAGGTATTATTGAAATTGATGATGAACTTATCTGGATTGATAATTTTAGCCAAACAAACAGCGTGCTTAATGCAGCTCCAGGCTTTGGTCGTGGATATCAGGGAACTACCGCTTCTCCTCACGCACAGTACGCACAGATAACCCTTAGCCCAACCTTTCCTCGATTGATGATTAAGAAGGCTATTAACGATGTAATCAATAGCCTTTATCCTAAGCTCTGGGCCGTTGCCTCAACTACTTTTACCTTTAACGCAAGCCAGACAACCTATGCCCTGCCTGATGATCTTGAATCAATCCTTTATATGTCTTGGCAGACAACTGGTTCTAGCCTTGAATGGCTACCTATCAACCGTTGGCGTGCAGATCCAATGGCTAACATTGCGACATTTAACACACAAAATACAGTAAACATTTATGAAAACATCCAACCTGGTAGAACAGTACAGGTCTGGTATACAACTACTCCTAATACTTTAGATAGCAACACAGACGACTACGCAGATGTAACAGGACTACCTGGCTCATCAGTAGAGGTAGTGATCCTCGGAGCCTGCTACAAGTTACTATCTTATGTAGATTCCGGACGTATCAACCTAACTTCAGCAGAAGCTGATCTCAACGATACCAAGATTCCAAGCACAGCAGGCGTTGCCGCATCTCGTTATATCTATGCTCTATACCAACAGAGACTCAATGACGAAGCTCTTAAACTTCAAGACAAATATCCAATCCGCATCCACTACACAAAGTAAGGCAGACAAATGACTAGACAGTATTCAAGTATTAGCGTTGAGACAACGCTGGCTAGTAGCGTAAACACAACTGCTACTACTATAACATTGGCAACAGGTACTGCTACAGCCCTAATGGGTGGCATTACATTAGCCAGTGGTAACGTAGATATTTTCACTGTTGCACTAGATGTAGATACGGTCAACGAAGAAATTGTATTCGTTACACAGGTATCTGGTGATACGCTCACAATCAGTCGAGGTCAAGCTGGCACTGGAACTGCTGGAGTATCTGGTATAGCGCACACTGCTGGAGCATCAGTTAGACACGTACTCACCTCATCTGACTTAATCTTTTTCCGCAATGGATCCTCACCTCTATCATCATTAGCATTGAGTGGTTCCACATCTGGAACTACTACAGTGCAAGCAACTGCGGTAGCCGGTACCACAACCCTGACACTGCCTGCTGCAACTGATACCTTAGTAGGTAAAGCAACCACAGATACGCTTACCAACAAGACTTTAACTAGCCCGACAATCAATGGCGCAATAATCAACCTTACTACCAATGCTCAAACTGGAACAACTTATACTTCAGTACTTGATGACAATGGAAAAATAGTTGAGATGAACAATGCTGCTGCCAATACACTTACTGTTCCATTAAATGCAACGGTTGCCTATCCGATTGGCGCACAAATTAATATACTCCAAACTGGTATTGGACAAACAACCGTCGTGGCTACTAGCGGTGTGACAATCAACTCTACTCCTGGCTTAAAATTACGAGCACAATGGTCATCTGCTACGCTTATTAAACGCGCTATAGATACTTGGGTGCTTGTTGGCGATTTGAGTGCTTAATGCCAGTAATTGGAAACTCTAGTTCTGGTGGAAAGAAACCAACCGCGCCCACTTCTGTAAGCGCAAGCGCTGGCAATACTTCAGCAACTGTTAGCTTTACCGAACCTACCTATGAAGGTAAGACAGGTACGGCAACCTATGTTGCTACATCTAACCCTTCAAGCTATACAGGAACCAATACTGTTTCACCAATTACCGTAAGTTCTTTATCAAATGGTACTGCTTATACTTTTACTGTAATTGCTAATACTCCATACGGCGTATCATCAGATGTATCTACAGCTTCAAATAGCGTTACACCGGTTGCCCCAACTCCACCACCGACTCCTCCCCCAACGCCTCCTCCAACACCTCCTCCAACACCTCCTCCTACTCCACCCCCAACACCACCTCCTACGCCACCTCCAACTACAACTTGGTACTGTTCAACTCTTGAAGAAGAACCAGGTCAGTCTCCATTCCAGTACCGTTACACAAGTAGCACTAACGACACAACCTGTTCATCAACTTTTGTTACAAATTGTTCTACAAGTGGGTATCCTCCATATCCAACCTTACCTTGCTAAGAAAGGGAACTAATGAGCAATGTAAAACCTTGGGATATGGTAAACGGATCACCAAGAGCCACATCCGAAGAAGCAGAGAGAAGATTTGAAATCTGCAAAAGCTGTCCGGAGATTGTAGAATTGACATCTACCTGTAAGAAATGTGGCTGTTTTATGTATATGAAAACCAAACTTGCGGAAGCAAACTGTCCAATAGGAAAGTGGTAAAAATGTTTAATGCAAAAACTCAAGATGTATTCTTATCTAAAGAAGAAGTAGATACATTTCTTGCTTTAGTACAGGATACGGATGCTTGGGAAAAATCTACTGCTGAAGTTTGGAACGATAGAGTAATCAGTTTTCACAACGTAAAAGATAAGTTGGGCTTAGAAGCAGAGCGTCTTTTTACTGACGTTGTTGCCAGAGTCAAGGCTTTTATTATTAAGGAATATAGCCTTGATAAGGATATTACTAATGGCGCTGTTTCAATCTGCCGTTGGTTTCCTGGTATGGACCAATCACCACACGCAGACGATATGACTAATACAGATATCAAAGGTTATGAGGACAATGCCTTTGGGTCTGTCATATATCTAAATACAAATTACTCTGGTGGCAAAACTTACTATCCAGATTATGGGATTGAGATAACACCTGAAGCTGGCAAACTTGCTGTACACCCAGGAGATGTTAACCATCTACACGGTGTGACTAAGATCGAAGAAAACATTAGATACACAATAGCTTCTTTCTGGAAATACAAAATCAAAGAACAATCATAAGGAGACATAATGCCATACGGCGATGACATAACCGAGGGAATCCCCTACGTACTCTCCAACCCTGCAGGATCTACCGCCTATATCCCAACTGGGCCAGCCTACGATGTAGCCTTTGCAGCTCTCCCATTCTTTCTTGCAGCATCCGATGAACAGCCTTATCGTCGAATAACAGCGCAGTATCGCAAGCAACAGATTGACCAGACTCGTGAACCTGGTGAGCAGACGCTCACCGGTTGGTGGGTTAGATCTCAATCATCATTCCACCTTGGCGCAGGTATCAAATACTTTGAGCCTATCCAAGAGGAGTCGCTACGCTTTCAGTACACAGAGTCTAAAGGTATAGATGTCTGGACTAGAGGACAGGCAACCCTGCTCAACGATACTGCCTCATTCTATACAGCTACAACAGGGCCTGCTCAGATGATCGGTGTCAACGATGGCACCAATGACTGCATCGTTGTTAGTGATGGATCAGTACTCAAAAAGATCACAACTGGTGGTTCTCCAAGTACTTATGCACAAGCTGGTACAGCATCTACTATCTACAGCGTAACAACTAACGGTAAGCAGTACTTTTTTGTCAATGGCACAACAATTCACCGAGGAAATATCTCTGGGTCTACTAGCGATACCGAGATCTACACAGCAGCTAGCACTACTCGTGCCACAATCCGCTATGTAAAGCAGCGTCTTATTGTTGCTATTGGTAGCGCTATTTATGAACTAGATCCTAATGCTAGTGCATCTACACCCCTACCTACTGCACTCTTTACCCATCCTAACTCATCTTGGGTATGGTCATCTATTGCAGAAGGACCACAAGCTATCTATATCTCAGGCTATGATCCAAATGGAACTTCATCATCCGTTTTTAAGATTGGCTTAGATGAAACACCAGCAAATAAAACTGGTCTAGGATTTCCAGGTCTTCTAACACCTACTGTAATTATTGATATGCCATTTGGCGAACGCATCAACGACTTTGATGTATACCTTGGTACCTATGCTGTCCTTGCTACTAGCGCTGGATTTAGAATTGGTTTAGCTAATGCAACCGGAGACATTCAGTATGGACCGCTGCTATTCAAGGATGCTCCTTGTAATGCCATTGCTTTCAAAGATAGCTTTGCCTATATCTCTACCTTGGTAGACGGAGAAGCAGGGTTAGTACGCACCGACTTATCTACAACCGTTATCGCCAACGATCTATATTTTCCTTGGGCTTGGGATCTTGTTGCTGCTGGAACTGCTGCAACTGCATCTCAGGTTGTTTTCTTTGGTAACTCAGATCGAGCAGCATTTAGTACTGGCAACAATGTCTGGGCTGAATCTACGACTAGCCTAGTGGCAGAAGGTTACCTACGTACTGGTTATATCCGCTACAACACACTTGAAACTAAGATCTACAAACTGCTACAACCTCGCGTTGATACAAGCAATGGTGGCTTTAGTATCGAATCTATTGATTCAAGAGACATTTCATACAACATCGGTACATTCTCGCAAGGAACACCAGTGCCTGAAATTAACGTAAACTACCCAACTACTTCACAAGAGTATTTAGGCTTTAAGTTTACTATGACCAGGTCATCTGCTGACGTTAGCAAGGGGCCACTGTTTACTGGCTACCAGTTAAAGTCACTACCTGCAGTTCCACGCCAGCGCCTGATCCAGTACCCAGTATTCTGTTATGACCACGAGAGCGACAAGTTCAGTAACGAAGTAGGTTACGAAGGATCTGCCTATGATCGTTTGTCTCAACTTGAAAATGTTGAAAATGTTGGTGACACCATCCGAGTTCAAGACTTTAGAACCGGTGAGTCATACCTTGGCATCATTGAAGAGATGGATTTTATGAACAAAACTCCAGAGGATAAAAGGTTCTCTGGTTTTGGCGGCACACTTCTAGTCACGATTAGGACAATCTAATGCAAGCACAAGACTATGCAACCCTAATAGTTGCAGTAATGACTATATTCGGTGGCTTTGTAACGGCTGTTCGATGGATGGTCAAGCACTATCTTAATGAACTTAAACCCAATGGTGGCAGCTCGATAAAGGATTCTGTCAAGAGACTAGAAGATCGTATTGATGATCTATACAAACTGATAGCGGAGAAATAATGATTCCATTAGCAAAGAAGGCCACACCTGCTGCTATTGCAGCACTACGTCAAGCAACAGCTCACTTTCCTAAGCGCAAGAAGGCATCAGATGGATTGCTACCTAGTGCAGCACACGTCCATCAGAACCCTAACTCAGACCACAACTCAGGGTTTGCAGTAGATGTGACACACGATCCTGATAAGGGTATTGACTGCACCATTGCCTACATAGATCTGCGTAATGATCCACGAGTAAAGTACCTAATCTTCCAGGGCAGAATCTGGTCAAGAGAAAAGGGTGACCGTGACTACACCGGTTCCAACAAGCACAACAAGCACCTACATATTTCGATCAAGGAAGAGTGCGGTAACGACACTTCTCCTTGGTTCCCTTGGCTGCCCCAGCCAAAGGCCATCAACAAAGTGAAGGCAGCAGTTAAGCCTTTACCTAAGAAGAAGGAAAACAAATGAACGCAAAAATGAAATCAATGCTCGCAACATATCTTCGTGCAGGAGTAGCGTCAGTAATAGCGCTATACCTTGCCGGAGTGACAGATCCAAAGGCTTTAGCAACAGCAGGTATCGCTGCTATCGCAGGTCCATTGCTCAAGGCACTAGACCCAAAGGCAACAGAGTTTGGACGTGGAGCTAAGTAATTAGCCCATAAGCGCGAGGCAAATGGCCCCTGCTCAGGAGAAATCCTG